CGAGCTTAGCCCAATAGACGAGGCGGCCAATGCCCAGCCAGGCTTCGGCTTCGGCGGCGGCTTTGGGGCCGCGGCGTATGGTGCTCCCGACGCCTACGGCGAAGGTTTTGGTGGCGGTTTCGGCACCGGCGAAGGCAACGCTTTTGGTGGCGGCTTTGGCACCAGCGAGGGTGAAGCTTTTGGTGGCGGGTTCGGCGCCAGCGAGGGCGAGGCCGGTGGGGGTGGGTTCGGCGCCAGCGAGGGCGAGGCCGGTGGGGGTGGGTTCGGCGCCAGCGAGGGCGAGAGCGAGGGCGAGGGCGGAGGAGGTGGTGGCACTAGCGAAGGTGAGGGTGACGACGACGACGGCGGTGACGATGACGGTGGCGGCGATGACGATAGTTAGGTGATCAATGCTGCGCTACGTGCTCGATCAAAACGACCTGGTGGCGGACTTTGTCGCGCTCATGATCCCGCATTGTCGGGATCGCGGGTTTGGCAAATGCACCGCTATCGGTGTGGTCGACGCGCACGACGAACTGATCGCCGGCATCGCCTATCACAATTTCGACCCAGAACCGGCGCCTGGGGAAGGCGCCGCGATCGAGATGTCGGTCGCGGCCTTGCCAGGCTGCCGCTGGCTCACGCCGATGACGCTTCGGCTGATGTACCAATACCCGTTCCTGCAGTTGCGCTGTCAAACGGTGTTCATGCGCACGCATGCCGGCAACGAGCACATCCTGCGGCAGCTCGCTGCCTTCGGCTACATGCTGATCAAAGTGCCACGCTTATATGGTCGTCACAACGACGGCGTGCTGTGCGAGCTCACCGACGACGACTGGGCCGCCAACAAGATCTGTCGGCGATACGGACACCATCTCCCAGAGATGCAGATTGAGGAGGCCGCGTGATGCCCTACGACGACGGTACCCAGCAAGACGCGATCACGCGCGCACTACTCCAGATTACCGACCCGCCGCCAGGCGGCATCCATCAACCTCCCGGTGGGATGCCGCCAGCGATGGCGCAACAGGGCGGCCAGACACCGCCAGGCGGCATGATGCAGCCTGGCGGCATGATGGCGCCGCAAGCACCCGTGGGCGGCATGGCGGGGCAAATGCCAGGCCTGCAGCCAGCGGCATTCGGCACCGCACCGCCTCCAGGCGGTCCGATGGGACCAATCGGCGGGCCGTACTCGTCCGCCGCCAGGCTGCCAGGAATTGCACCACAGTTTTAGGAGCGCGTGATGTCGACCAAATCCGACCCGCCTCAGCCGCCGAACCCGACTGCGGTCGCCGGTGCGCAGACGTCAGCTAACGTCTCGACCGCAATTGCGAACGCGTTTCTCAACAACACCAACCAGAGCACGCCAACGGGCGATCTGACCTACAACCAATCGTCGACCTATACTTTCACCGACCCATCGACCGGCCAGACCTACAACATCCCGCGCTTCACGGCGACGCAGACGCTAACGCCGAACGAACAGGCGATCCAGGACCAAACAGAGGGAGCAAAACTCAATCTTGCGACATTGTCCAAGACGCAGAGCGGCAATATTAGTAACCTGCTCGCAAACCCTATCGACCTGTCACAGGCGCCGGCGGCGGGTGACACCTCGCGCATTAGCGGCCTGCCCAATGCAGCGACGACGTTCGGCGGCACCGGCTCGCAGCAGAGCACGTTCGATGACGCCGGCAACCTCACGCGAAGCTATGGCCCGAGCGACAATTTTTCCGCCGACCGCCAGCGCGTCGAGGATGCGCTCTTTGGTCGGCTGAGCCCACAGCTCGACCGCGACCGCTCGCGCCTCGAGCAGCAGCTCGCCGATCAAGGTATCCGCTACGGCTCCCCGGCCTACCAGCAGGCGATGAGCGACTTTAACAGGCAGTCCACCGACGCGCGGCTGGCCGTGACGGCAGCGGGCGGCGCGGAACAGCAGCGCATGTCCGAGATGGCCAAGGCCCAGGCCCAATTCCAAAATGAGGCGCAACAGCAAGCCTACCAAGAAGCGCAAGGGCGCGGCACGTTTGCCAACGCTGCGGAAGCACAGAATTACCAGCAAGCACTCGGCCGCGGCACCTTCGCGAACGCTGGGCAACTGCAGAATGCTCAGAACGCGCAGGCGGCGTTGAACGCCGAGAACGCGCGGCGCGCCAATTATCTGCAAGAGCAGTATGCCACGCGCCAAGAGCCCATCAACGAGATCAATGCGCTGGTGTCGGGGTCGCAGGTCTCTCGGCCCAACTTCGTCACCACGCCGCAGACCAGCATTCCGACCACCGACATTGCGGGATTGATCAACACCAACTTCAGTCAACAATTCCAAAACTACAACGCCCAGAACCAGCAGCAACAAGCGCTGCTCGGAGGCCTCCTGGGGTTGGGCGGCAACGTCGCCAAGGCGTATGCGCTGTCCGATCGCCGCGCCAAGGAGAACATCCACAAGATGGGCACGGTCTTCGCCGTCAGCGACGTCGACAGTGACGAACGTAAGAAGTTGCCGATCTACACGTACTCCTACAAAGGCGACCCAGCGAGCACGCAGCACATCGGTCCGATGGCGCAGGACGTCGAGAAGGTTGATCCAGGCGCAGTCGGCACTGACCGCAGCGGCACCAAATACATCAACCAGCGCCGTGTAATGGGCTCGATCATGAGGGCAACGTAATGGCCAACGAGCTGTCCTACGCCTTTTTCGGCAACCAACCCACCGGGCCTGGCAGTTACGACGCGCTGCTATCGCGCCGCAAGATCGTCGAAGCGCTGGCTGGCAAGCGCTCGCCGTATCCAAAAAACTTCGGTGAAGGCCTCACCTCTGTGGGCGAGAGCATCTACGACATCGCAGCGCAGCGCGACCTTGACAGGCGTGATGCGGCACGAACCGCAGCACTCGGCCAGGAGGCAACGAAGGCCTATCCTCCCACCGTGGCCGCAGACAACGAGCCAACGGACGAGACGCCGCCCGCAAGCGCGCCCGTCAGGACGGCAGCGTTGACGCCGACGGCGACCGACGAGCCCGCCGCTCCCAATCCGATGCGCGATCAGATCGCGACAGTTATGACGCCGCCGCCGCAAGTGCCCGCAGGTCAGGGGCGCATTCCGCTGCCGCCGCCACGCCCAGTGTATGACCGCAATCGGCAAATTGCCGAGCTCCAGGCCAACCCTGCTCTGGCGAACCGTATCCTGACGATCGCCAGAGGCGAAGTCGGGGACAACCCGCAAGAACAGCAGATTATTGCCGAAACAATCATGAACCGCGCTGCCGCGCGCGACCAGCCGCTGGCGCAGGTGACACGTCAATACACCGGCCCTGGATCGACCGGCTATTATCCGGCATCTACGTTCGGAAGAGGGGCAGCCCCGCTCGATATCCTGTCGCCGGTTTTACGCGGGTCCGATGCCGGTGGGCAGGCGTTAGGCTTTGCGCCGACCGGTAATGCCTCCGGCGGTGTTGCCTCTCGCGGTGTCGCCTCCGGCCGCTACAACGTTGCCGGCCAGCTACCTGGCAGCGCCGAAACTTATGTACAGCAAGAGCGTCCCGAACAGCTTGCCCGCCTTGCCGCCACGCGACAGAATACGCCGGACTTTGTGCCAACTACGGCGCCGCAGCGCATGGCCGCTCTGACCGGCGGCGGCGCTTCCCCGACCATGACCGACATCCCATCGGCACCGCCTGGTGCGGCCCCCGCCGCACGCATCAACGATGCGTTTACTGCTATCCCGTCCGCGCCGCCGGCGCCACAACAAGCCGCGCCGACGCAAACGGCATCGCAAGATGCCTATCAGCCGATCGTTGCGCGCCCGCCGACCGAGGCGGTCGAGCTTTATGTGCCAGACCCGAAGCCGCCGCGGCCGACCCCGCAATCGCCACGCGAGCTACAGGCCTTGCAGCGCATGGCCATGTTCCCTGGCGACCCTGACGTCCAGCGCATCTGGCAGCCGATCGCACAGCAGGAAGCGGCCAAGCGCACCTTCAACGACAAGATCCTCGACCAGCAGTATCAAGCGCAGCTAGGCCGCGTCACCACTGCGAAGGCGGCCAATCAGGTCGCGGCCAGAGCCTCGGCGGAAAAAGAGCTCGAGCTGCGCGGGAAGGAATACGAATTGCCGCGAGTGCCGACCGGGCAGACATCGCCAGTCGTCAATACTCCCTATGGCCTCGTCGACCAGCGGTGGGGAAGCGCCGCCAGTCCGCAACGCATCGGCATTCCAACGCCGGAACCAAATCCTGGCGTGCCGGCCAAGCTATGGGATGCAGCGCAAGCCAAAAAGATCGAGGCCGATATGGCGGTCGGCGAGAAAGCTACGCCAATCTTCGGTCGGATGGCCAGGCACATCCAAGAGATCGCCGACAATCCAGCCGTGAAATCCGGTGAGGCCCTCGGTCTCATCGGCAAAGCCAAGTCGCTCATTCCGACAACGGAAGCCGGCGCGCTGGCGCTGCGCATCGACCAAATCAAAAACCAAGCCTTCCTTGGCGTCTATCAAGATATTCTCAAGGGCGGTGGCCAAATTTCCAACATCGAGGGCGCCAAAGCGTCCGCCGCCCAAACGCGCCTGAACCAGGCAACCAACCCAAAGGAATTCCGCGCCGCGCTGCAAGACTTTGGAAACGCTGTGCGCGAGGACTACGAGGCCATCCAGCGCCGGCTCAACCAGCCGGTAACTGCCTGGAAGACCAAGCCCGAGGATCCTGTCGCCCCAGACAAAGGTCAGATCGTGACCGACTTTGCTGATGGCATTCCCCGTCGCTATCTCAGAGGCAATCCGCTCGACTATGATCACAGCTGGGAGAAGCTGAGGTAGTCATGGCAAACGAATGGGATGCGATCCGAGCGCGCGTAGAGAAAGAGAACACGCTGCCGGAGCCCGCGACGTCAGACTACGAGGACGTCTACAAGGGCGCTGTCGGCGGACTTGGGCGCGCTGCAACCGGCGTCCTCGGCATGCCCGGCGACATCCAGCATGGCACAGAAGCCGCCGTCGATTACGGTCTTGGGCTTGCCGGTCTGCCGCCCGTCAATCAACAACGGCGCGCGCAGGGGACCACTCGGTTCCCAACCTCGGCCGAAATCCAGCAGGCGGTCGAGCCGTATACGGGCAAGTTCTACGAGCCGCAAACAGACCTTGGGAAGGTCGCTTCAAGAGCGGTCGAATTTGCTCCCGCCGCAATGACTCCGTGGGGCGGGATGGCGGCGTCGCGCAACATCTCATCGATCCCTGGATTGGTAGTCCGCCAACGCCAACTCCCGACGGCCATCGCCGCCAGGGCGGCCAATACACTCGGTGGCGCGGCCGGCTCGGTCGCTGGCGAGGAGTTGACCAAGGACACACCCTACGCGAACTACGGCCAGGCCGCAGGCGCGCTTTTGGGCGGCGGCGGGGCAGCAAGGGTGCTTTCACCGATGACCGCAGCACCGAAGTTCAGCGGGGGCGCCAAGGCGGTCGCCAGCGCTATCGGTGCCGCTGCTGGTCATCAGTTCGGTGGTGGACTGCCAGGAGCCATAATCGGCGGGTCCGTACCTTACGCCACTGAGCGACTTCTACGGAGCGGCCCGGTCCGCGGCTATCTAGGCAACACTCTAGTGCCGCAAAGCAGCCGAGACATCGTCACCCAAGCGCTCCTCCAGCAAGCGGTGACGCAGCCGAGCGTCGTCGAGCGCGCCCAGCGAACGGAAAAATAGTGAAGGAGACGAGCGATGCCGAACGCCAAAATGCGCCGCCTGAGTGCGGCCGAACGCAATAGGATTTAAATCATGCCCCGCGACGGAGCAGGCGTGTACAGTCGTCCCGCTGGGATTGACGCGGTCACCGACACGACCATCGAGAGCGCGAAGTACAATCTCAACGTCCAGGACGTCGAGACGGATCTCAACACGCCGCGGCCGATCAGTTCCGGCGGCACCGGCGCCAGCAATGCTGTCGACGCCATAGTGGCGCTGGGCGGCGAGATCGCCAACCAGGGCGACGTGCGCAACTTCGCGACGTTCCCTTTCAAGTCTGGATCGTTCTTCGCGTCACCGGGCGCGACCGACACGCCTGAAGGCGCCGGCGCCAGCGCCAATTGGTTCGAAGGAATTTGCTACACGACCAACCTCGCCGGCGACTTTTTTCTCGAGGCGCGCACTCTCGCCACCAATACCAAGTACTTGCGCCGCAAGGCTGGTGGGGTGTGGCAGGCATGGGTGCGCGATGACCCCTCCGACAAGGTGGACCGCGCCGGCGACACCATGTCGGGAAATCTTACGATCAGCAAAGGCACGCCAACCCTATTTTTAGACAAAGCGTCTGCGACCGGCGGCGACGTCAGCCAGATCGTGGGAACGACCGCCGGTTCCGTCCGCTGGATCGTGCGACTGGGAAACGAGGGCGCCGAGGCTGCCGACTTTGGTAACGACTTCTCCATTCTCAGATATGGCGGTGCTAATACTTATCTCGACACCCCTCTCACGATCAGCCGCGGCAATTCGTTGGTGACGCTGACCGGGCAACTGCAGGTCAATGCCGGCATCACTGCCAATGGCAACATCCAGGCCAAAGGCGGCACGCTGTTTTTCCAGACCGGCGGGCAAAACCTGCGGTTCGACGCTGGAGTGGGCTACTACACGCTCGACGGCGGGGCCTTGCAACTGAATGGTGCTTTGACGACAACCGGGGCGCTAGCAACGACGTCCATAGCCGCGTCCGGTGACATCACTGCCAATGGCAACATCCAGGCCAAAGGCGGCGTGTATTTTTTCCAGGATGGCGGCAAGCAGTTAAAATTCGATCCGAGCGGGTTTTTCGCGTTGGTCGGTGGCGGGCTGTCGATTGCGTCCAATTTGAGTGTTACCGCCGCCATCACGGCGGGCAGTTACATCCAGGCCGGTGGCGTACTCGCAACGACGGCCGGTAGCGTGCATTCACGGGCGCCGGTCGGCAATAATTCCCGGTTCGAGTTGCAGGACGAGGCGGCAGGGTTGAAGGGGTCCCTGGTCTGGGTGCGTTCCTCCAATGTCATGCAAATGAATTTTCAGGGCTCCGGCATCATTGCCATAAACAGCATCGGTGTTGTTTCTGTTGCCAACGGCATGTACGGGAGAGCCGGTTATGCCGGCGCCTACGACACCAACGCCCACAATTTCTACTGGACCGGCTCGGCCGCACAGGTGTGGATCGACAGCACCAATGTCGGCACCCTGACGATCACTTGCGATTACCGCATCAAGAAGGATGTGGCGCCATTGGCGTCGACCTGGGATGCGGTGAAGGCGCTCAAGCCGATCAGTTACACGCAGGCTGAATTTACGTCGCCCTCCACCAGACTTGTGCAAGCGGAACAGGCGCGCAAAGCCCGCGAGGCCGACCCGAAGGCGCAAATCGAGATCCCACCGCCGACCTTCGTAGCCGACGACATCGTGCGCTGGGGCTTCATCGCGCACGAGCTGCAGGAGACGCTGTTGCCGAGCGCGGCGACCGGCGAGAAGGACAGTCCCGTCGAGGTGCAGTCGCCGAACCTGATGGCGATCTGCGCAGCGCTGACCAAGGCATTGCAAGAAGCGATGGCAAGGATCGAGGCGCTGGAAGCGGCATGACGTGTGACGCCATGAGCGATGCTGATGGGATCAGGCTGTTGATGCAGCGCGCCTTCGAACAGGCCTTTTCCGCGCAGATCGGAAACCTATACCGGGTCTATGTCACCAACGCACCGACCGTCGAGACCCACAGGACGCGGGCCAGCCTGGAGGTATCTTGACCCGCTCGATCTTGTCCTCTCCAAAAAAATGCACGATATCACCGGGCTCAACGTACCCGATCACGGGGATGGTTGGCTGGGTGTCATTGGCCGGCGGGTCGCCAGGAATTCCCATCAAAAGGTACTCTGATCTGACCCCGAACTTGTGTGCGTAGCGCTGCGCCTCCTCCGGAGAATAATCACGTCCGCCCTTTTGTTGTGCATGCTCGTGGGCATTATAGGTTGCCACGGGTACGTCCAGAGCTATGGCAGCCTGCCGAGCCGATTTGAAGTAACCTTCTCGTGCCTGCTTGAGGCGCTCGCCGCGAGTCGTCATCGCTTATCCTACATCACCGATATCGGAATGGCCATATGTTTTGTCTACATAATGGGTCGCCGCATATACCCAACTACCAGAAAACCTTCTACATAACGAGTAGATATTCACAAATATTTTGTCGCACAAAACGTCTACAAAGTGGAGTTGACAGGGCCTCCTACATTTTGTAGAAACATGGGCCATGCCCATCACCAACTACGCAAGTATCATCACCCGCTGGCCCAGCTTCGGCACCTTTGCCAAGGATGTCGGCATCCCCCGCAAGCATGCCCACGCGATGTACGCGCGTGACTCGATCCCGCCGTACCATTGGCTGGCTGTGGTCAAGGCCGCCGACGAGCGCGGTTACGCGGGGATCACTTACGAGCTGCTGGCGAGGCTCGCCTCAAAAACCACGCTGCGCGTGCGCCGGCCGGCCGGCCAACGCAAGAAGCGGGCGTGAAAATCATGTCAGCCGTGGCCGGCTTCGTGCAAGACGTCGTGCAACATCGCGTAGAGGTCGCGCGCCTCCTCGAGGCCGATAGAGATGCGCTTGCGCACCATCAGAACCTGCTCGACCGCGGCCCCTGGCGCGTATTCGTACGGCTCCTGCTGCGCAAAACTAAAGATGATTGTGTCGTTGTACTGCGTCAACTGCGTGCACTTGTCGTAGTGCTCCCGCTCGGAAGTATTGAAGTCGACGATTTTCAGCGCGGGTACATTGGTCTGGTCCATTGTCTGCTTCCTTGCCCCAGCAAAGTTGGTGCAGCGATTGTAGACAGCCACACATGTTGGTCGGTGGCTACATGTCAGCGGGTTGCACCATAGCGGATGCGTTGCGTAGGCGGAACGGATTTCGACGGCGAGTAAACCTAATTTTTAGGAGCTGGAACCAACCCTTCTACGTTGCGTAGCGGCCCCACGCGGCCGCGCACCAAAGGACACCGCATGGCGTGGCCACAACAGTGGAACCAACAGTTACTCGCAAGCCTCACGGAGTTCGCCAGGCAGGGACTGACCGCCAGCGAGATCGCGGCGGAGACCGGCCGTACCCGCAACGCCGTCATCGGTAAAATCCATCGCCACAAGATCCCTTGGAATTCCCAATGGGGTCGGCTCGTCGGCAAGCGCAAGCGCAACCGCAAGCCATCCCCCAGCCGCGCATCACCCGCCGTGATGGACGCGCGCCTACGCGAGAAGATCTCACGGCGCCCACTACCACCGCCGACGCCGATCATCGAACCCAAGATCGGCACTGTGACGTTGGCCGACTTACAGCCGCATCATTGCCGGTGGCCGTTCGGCGATCCAAAGACCCCAGAATTCCGCTACTGCGGGCTGACCCAGATCGACGGCAAGCCCTATTGCGCCAAGCACGCCGGCGTGGCCTGGGAACGGTGGCGGCCATGAGGCGCGAGCGCCCCGAGGACAAAATCCAGCGCGGCGTGATCGCCCACCTGCACGCGCGTGGCGTGCCCAACATCTTCTTCTTCCATGTCCCGAATGGCGGCCAGCGCTCAAAGATCGAGGCCGCGATCCTGTACGGTCTCGGCGTGCGCGCCGGCGTCCCCGACATTTTCATCATCATGAACGCGCGCGTGTTCGCGATGGAGCTCAAGGCGCCCGGTCGCAAGCCAGGGCCCACGCAACGCGAGGCGCTGGTGGCGCTCGAGCGCGCCGGTGCAATCACTGCAGTCTGTGACAGCATCGACCAGGCGGTCGCCATCCTCGAGGACTGGGGCGTGCTGCGCGGCCGCGCGGCGCTGCGCACGATCGGCGACCTCGCCACCCGCATGGACGAGCGCCGAAAAATTCAACAGTCGCGATCGGGGTGATGGCATGAGCGTGATTGCTGCCGCATTACGCGAATTGATGGCTGCAGGCCTGACAGGGGATGCGTTGGCTGCAGCGGCCGAGCGCATCGAGGCTGAACTGGCGGCTGCCACTGCGGCAGAGCAAGCCGGCCGGTCGAAGCACGCGCAAGCCCAAGCGCGCTACAAGGCAAAGAAACGGGTGATCAGCGCTGATCAGAATGATCAGCGGGTGATCAGCGTGATCACTGGTGATCAGCGTGATCACCAAACCGAAAAAGCGCCTATTACTCAAATACTTAGTGATCACCAAACCGGGAAATCCCCCCACACCCCCCTCGATAGTACTTGCTTACTTCCTTCTCTTTCTTCTCTTCCTAAAGAAAGAAAGATTAAGAAAGAAAGAAAGAAAGCTATAGAGTGTGCGCCATCAGATTGGACGCCGAACGAGAAGACTGTCCAATTTGCAACCGACCACGGCTGCACGCCCGAACATATTGCCTTTGAGGCTGGTCGCTTTCGCAACTACGTCATTGCCCACGACAAAAAATACCGCGATCTCAACGCCGCTTTTCGCAACTGGGTGACCTCGCCGTATCAGGCCGCGGGGCTGCGGGCGCGCGCGCCGTCCGGCAGTCCGCTGCCTCGTCCAGGATCCCGCGAAGACCGCGCCGAAAGGACCTACCGTGCCCAACAAGAACTCAAAGCTTTCGCGAATGGTGATCACGCCGATGACGCGCAGCCAAGCGGCGGCGCTGGTCGACCGGATGCTGGGCTGCTACCCTTCGGTAAATCTGCACGATCCTGAAATCTACATGGCGGCCGTCACTTCGCTGCTCTGCGGCTATTCGTTCTGGGTCGGCGAGCGCGCCGTCGCCGACGTGGCCAAATCCTCAAAATTCGTTCCGTGCCTGGCCGAGGTCAACGAGGCCTGCGAGCGCTATGCACCCGCAAAGTCGACGCGGGCGTGGGCCGAAGATTGGCAGGGACGGTCACAGGTGCAGTTGGAGGAGCGGGAGGCTCCCATCCTAGGGCCGGCTGTGGAAAACGAGCGTACGCGTATTGCAGAAGGTTTCAGGGGCCTCCTGGAACGACTGCGGGGTGGCGACGCGCCGCGAGCGGCCTCCGAGTTCGCGCCCGAGGCGGTTCGGACTAAATTTGGCCTGTCGCAGGCGCAGTGGGATGCACTTCCGGATCAGCCGCCGAGTTCCACTTGGGCATCCATGAGGGAGCCATGACCTACACCCTCCTGATCTTCGCCTGGCTCGGCGCCACCCACAGCGTCACCCACGTCGACGGCTACAGCTCGCTGCAGGCCTGCCAGTCGGCGGTGACCCAGATCGTTGGGCCGCCGCCACTGCGGGTGGTGTCGTTCTGCATCAGCGGACCTGATCGCAGATCGCTGTTCCCCTGACATCGTGTCACGTGAAACAATGCGGCTGTACAGGGGCAGCTACATTATGTAGCTATGTGGGATGGATGCGAAACAGAAAAAAGCCGTGCGCGAGCTGCTGGAGCTGATCGAGCACTGCCATGCGACCCGCAGCGCGTTCGAAAAGCTGATGAGGTCGCCTGGACTCTTGGCCGAGTTCGACGCGCTGGAACTCGAGGAGTTGGTCACCGGTCGAGGTGCGGTGGTTGAGATCGAGCAGGCGGCGCGGCGGGGTCTCGAGAAGCTCGGAAAACCCAAGGACAAGCCATGAGCAAGACACCAAAACACGTTCGTGGCGACCTCGCCACCCACATCATGGACAAGGTCGTGCAGGCCGCCAACGACGTCACCGAGGAAGCGGAGAATGGCCACCGAGAAAATCAAAGACTGGATCAGTTGGGAAGAGGCGATCGAGCTCGTCATGCAACGCACCGGCAGAACCCGCCGGCAAGCGAAGGTAGCGCTGGCGCAAAAATGTCGTTCGGGAGAGTTGCCGGCGTCGGTGGCGAAGCCAGGAACCGACGAGCATGTCAGGATCCCGCCCGAAGCCTTCCCCCCAATCCACTAACGAGCACGCCTCGGCGCAATGGTCGCATCGAGGTAAACGGGATCATGATGATCGGCTCGATGTCGTTGCAGGACTTCACCAGTCGCGAGCAGCCAGCGATCCGCATCGGTTTTGGATCGATCTCGCTCGACGGAATCCAAACAACACAATCGGAAAATTTGACCACAAAGATCGCCGGCACACCGAGACCGACACTCGCAAGCGACAATGCAAGCCACTTTCGGACATTGAGAAATACGCATCTATAGAGATTGCTCGCGTGGTGCCGTGTTTTGAGCTCGAGCACGCCGACCATGCGATCGTGGCGTAGCGCGTACCAGTCGATCGGCGCCAGCGCTCCGAACGAGTACAGCTTGCATTTCCACGCCGCGCTGATCTGGTCTGCCACTTCGCGCTCGGCGCGTTGGTCTTCCGGCTTGTGAAAGATCGACGAGCCGTCAAGATGAACGACGTTGGTGCGGTCGTAGTAGCTCATTCGAGGTCGATCGTGGAGGCCTGGTTGTAGCGATGCCCAAATTCAAGGATATCGCAGGATTGCGCTTTGGTCGATTGACGGCCGTGAAGCGCCCCGAAACTCAACACCAGAGAATGACGCACTGGGAGTGCCGGTGCGACTGCGGCAGGCATGTTCTTGCTCGGCTCGACCATTTGCAGCGCGGGGAAACCCAATCTTGCGGCTGCACACGATTTCACCTCAAGCACGGGGAAAGCCGGAACGGCGCTCGAACGCCGGAATACAATTGTTGGGTCGCGATGTTGCAGCGTTGCATCAATCCGAATGTCCGTCAGTGGAAAGACTACGGCGGCCGCGGCATCAAGGTGTGCAAGCGGTGGCTCCAATACCCTAATTTCATTGCGGATATGGGGCCGCGTCCACCCGGCTTGACAATCGAGCGCATTGACAACGACGGCGATTACGAGCCGTCGAACTGCAAATGGGCGACCAGAAAAGAACAACAAGCCAATCGGCCAATCGTCGTCTCATGGTCCACGCCCCCAAGTCGTGATGTCGTCAAACCGCCCTGACAAGGCTGCGATCGCAGCCAGAAGAGCGATGATGACAAACACGACAGTCAAAATATTTTGTGGGATATGTATTCCCAGGAGTCCCAGCACGTAAATGACTACGTAGTAGGCGAGCACGACAAAGGCGATTGCCAGCAAGATCGACAGGATGCGAACGAACAGGTTCATGACGGCTCTCCTGTTGGGACTTTATCAGCAGGTACAGGCTCCTTTGGAGCCGTATCTTGCGCGATCACGGCCGCCAGTGCCTCCTCGATCTCGATCGTTGGCGCCGGCGGGTGCGCTTCCGATTTGGGCGTCTCGGCGCAGGCCAGGGCGCGCTCGTTGGCAGCGTGGGCGGCGTGCATGACGTGGGTCAGATGGGTGCGGATCTCGATGCAGTAGCGCATATAGTAGTCCCTGCGCTCGACTGCGGCGGCGTGGCGGCGGCGCTCGTCCTCGAGCAGCTTGCCCAAGCTCGCATTATTGCGGCGCAGTGCTTGGATTTCCCGCTCGAGCCGCTCCTGATTATCGAGCACGCTCTCGTCGAGAGCCAGGGCGGTCTCGAGGAACTGCTGCGCGGCTGGCGTCGGCTCCGCAGGCTCCTTCCGTTTGGCCCAATCCGGCTCGGCTCTGCGGGCGATCAGCGCCTCCCTGGACTTCATCATCGTTTGCGTCCCTGTCGTTTTGCGGGTTTTGCGGATTTGGTTTTGCTGCGGCTTTTCTGGATTTTGAGGACCGTGCGGACTGCGTAGACCATTGCGGACGCACTCCGCATCGGTGTCGCATCTGCGGATATGTGGTTGTCAATCGGCACTTGGCCGCTGCCCTGGCAGTGCCCGCACGGATGCTGCTGCGGGGTTGCCGGCTGGTCGAGGTCATAGGCGTAGAGCACGCGCTCGCCATAGCAGCACGGGCACTCGCCGTAGCCTGGTGAGAACCCCTCCCGACGAGGTTGGACCGTCCGGAGCGTCGGGAGGGGCCTCGACACGGGCGTGGGATCGTGCCGAGAGGTTGTCATGGTGTGGCGCCAGCGCGAGCGGCCGCCCGAAGGTCGGAGAGCTTGCGATTGAGCTCGTGCACGGCGGCGATGGCGCAGAGCTGCTCCTCGAGCTGAGCCACCGCAAATTGCGCCTGCGACCAGCAGGGGTGGGTTTGCGCCACGAAGCGGATCTGGCGGGCGAGATCGCGCAGGTCTGGTTTACTTGTCATTGGCGACGCGCTCATGCCGGCCACCCAGCCGTGAAGCCGGACGAACCGGCAGGCGACGATGGCTTGCTCGACATCATTACATCCTTGGAAATGCCGTTGCCGCTACGGTATAGCCGGCATCACTGGCATAGCGCGCCACACCCTTGGTAATGCGCAATTCATCGATGTAGCCGACCAGATAGTTGGCGCCAGAGGACGATGACCCCATGGCGAGATTGAGCGGGGAATTAAAGATGGTGCGCAGTGTAACGGACGACGCCACCATGGCGCCGTTGACATACAGGCGGTACTTGGTGCCGTCGAAATCCAGCGCCACCGCATACCAGGTGTTGGTCGTCAATGCAGGGCCAGTGATCTGAATGATATTGTCGGACCCGGTGGTGCTGAGATTGAAAGTCAGGACAGCGGTGTTCAGGTAGATGATCCAGCCGTTGTTGGGAGAAGCGTCCCACTGCCCGATGACATAAACCAGCCCGGCAGTATTGTGCTGCAATCGGCATTCGATCGTGAACGGCGCATTGGCCAAATTCCAGTCGGCGTGATCTGCGTAATACACGCGCTCGAACCCAGAAAACTTCATCGATGACCCGCCGAACACCGATTGGGCGGTGCTGATTGCCGGATTTCCCGCCTGGCTGGCAACACCATGTGCGGCGCTGCTCTCGTCGGTAAATCCTGGGCCGCCGATGGCGCCATTGGTGCCGTTGAACCCCATCAACAGTTTCACGCTGGTCCAGGATGGATCGCCGCTCGGTCCCACCCCGATCGTCTCATACACCACCGGCAGCCCGAGCGCCGCCACCTTGGTGACGGGGACACCGCGGCCGTTGGCCACTTCTGTCACCGGCGTGCCGCGCAACGACCCGCCGACATCCACGACGGGAAGCCCGCCACTGGCAACACTGACCACCGGCATGCCCATTTTACTTCTCCAGCTCTGGCGCTTCGGCCACGTCCGCCGCTGGCAGCGCCTCTGCCGTGTTCCGATAGGCGACCCCCTTATAGCGCGCGATCTGCCAGTATTTGCCGTCCCAGGATAGCAAGTCGCCGACGTGCGGATCGAACGGAAGCGGGCTACCGTCGACCTCGACAATGATGGCGGGGAACGCTTCGTTGTCGCCGATATCCTTTGGCTTGCCCATATTCTCTCCCTACAAGGCTCCCGTCAGCACCAGCACCAGCAGCACCACCACCACCGCTGCGACCATCAATCCACGCCAGAGCTGCAGCTGCTGCTCCTCCGTCATCACTGTTCCCTGTAACTCATATCCGCCAGCGAGCCCATGGTCGGTACGGCGCCTGCCAGGCCGTACTTCGCCATGATGTGGACCCTGTCCTCGGTGCCGGGGAACATGACGTAGTTATGGGTGCCCTTCTCTGCTCTGTTTTCGAGGTCGGCAATACCGGCTTTGATGCGAGTGATTTGGTGATCGTCGCCCTTCTCGATAGCGCGCTGCAAGTCACGCTTGGCGACAGATATCATATCTGTAAATGCCCGCGAGCCCTGGTCGAGGTAGCGGATACCGGGGATGCCGGCCTCTTGCATGCGGAACGCAGCGGCGCGCGGGTCAAAGTCGACGAGGCCCTGGTTGATGGCGGTGTGCGGGTCGGCGTGCCTGAACTCGTTCCAGCCGCGCCCTATCAGCTCCTTGAGGTTTTCCCGAACCCCTTCGCTCTGCTGCGCCAGTGGCACGTCGTAGTTCAGCATCTCGTCCGGATGGGCCTTGATGTTGACCTCATACGTCCGCGGCCCGACCGGCTTGCCGCTTTCGAGCAGTGGCAATACCGACTTGCGCCAATCGCTGTCGCCAGCCTTGCGCAAGTCCTCGACGTAAGCCCGCATCTGACGCGTGACGGCTTCACGATCAAAGCCGCCCCGTCGCAAAGCCAGGGCGGCTTCCCACTCCGGCGTTCCTGCAAACCGCGGCAAAAACTGGTTCCAATACTTCCCGCCCTGTCCCGACACCGCTGGGTTCTCGGCAAAGTAGCCGCCAGGTCCGTACGTCTGCGCGCCCTCGCCGGTACGGGCCGTGCCCGCGCCGAAATCGAACTTCTCGAAATCGTGCGGCGAGGAGTGGTAGGCGCGGATGCCGGTCGCAGCCGCTTCCTCCGCTGCCGGTACCAGCCGTCGTCCGACCGCGAGCAACGGCAGCGCCAGCTTGGTAGTCGCTGCCGTCGGTCCGCCGAACGGGATGGCATAGCCCGCCATGTTGGCGAGATCGGCAGCAGCACCTGTGCTCAGCGGATCGCTAGTCGGGACCTTGCCGGCTGCATTGGGTACCAAGTCGGCCGACCGCGGGGCGTAAGTTTCTGGCCGTGACAGATTGGGCGCGAACAGGTCGACGACGCTCTGCGGCGGCATCGCTGGATTGCGGGGCGGGGCCATTAGCCTGCCATCGTCGGCGCGCAGCAACGAGCCCATAGGGACATCGTAACTATCGCTGCCGTCCTCGTCCGGCCGCGGCAGCCGCGCCAGGTCGCCCATCGCCATCCGTGACCTCCGGTCCTTACTACACTATGCAGTAGGTTTTGGCGGCTTGTCACGCCCCTTGCTACACTGCTCCAACACGTACAGCTTGAGTGCCAGCCGTCCGATCGCCGCCTTAGCCCCCGAGGCGTCCCCCTCCGGCTCTGCCGCAAAGAGCAGGCTTGCCAGCAGCACCAGGTCGGGATCAGGCTCGGTTGGCTTGTGTTCCGTTCTCATGGCACAGCTTCCGACAAGACCTCTCCTCTTTGCCGACCCCCGCTACTGGCCGTCCGAGGGTCTCCGCCCCTTGGCTGCCCCGTGCTCCCTAGATCTTACCCCGCAGAGGATGGGGCTGGTGTGCCCAGAATTTCTGCCGCCGGTTTCCTGGGTGGTGCTGGGGCCCCTTGGCTGTCGTTCGGATAACTTCACCCCCCCCTACCCCCCCCCTGCGGGGAGTTCCTTTCGGGTCTTATGGGGGCGCCCGCTTGCTAGGACTGATATCCTAGGCATGTTATCCCTGTTAACACGGATGGCAAGGACATAACGGGAACACGCAGCGCTATATCCAAACCGACATAGCGGTTCCCAACGCCATGATCACCTGGCCTAGGTGCAATTCGTAGCAAACCTGGGAATGGGGGGACGGCAAGGGCGGGAGCCGCGCGCGAGTAGAGGCTAGGACTAAACCACTTGTCAAGATGTCACTCGACATAAGCAGGATCAAAGACTTACGGCCATTTCGAACCGTGTTATCACAACAGATTCGGCGGTTGCAGCGCAGCAAAATCAGTTAGGAAAGTGGCCGCCAACTATTTTTTGGACAAGTGATAGTTGATGACGTTTCCGGTTGACAATGGTGTAGGCGTCTGCTTAATGTAGTCACGTTAACCCGCAGGCAGCCTCTAACGTGAACTGGCAACGCGGGTTTCGGGACCGGATTAGCAGTCGCGCATGTGCGCGGAAGGGCTAGCCGCAATGCCGCGCCAATGCGGTGGCCCGACGGATCGAACGCCAGGCGCAAATGCCTGTCCCGTCGCCGAAACATCCGCCCCAGGCAATGGCGATATCAGACCTGGCGCCCATGCGGCGCCGGCTCTGATTTCACCTCAGACTGACAATCCCGCAACCTGAAAGGACACACCATGACCCGCGTGCAAATTCCTGCCTACACCGACCGTTGGATGATGGGCGATCGCTACGGCGAAATCATTGGGTACAGCAAGCCCAAGCGGTTTCTTGATCCCAAAGACCCGCGCGGACTTACCGTCGCGCGCGTCAAGCTCGACAAAAGCGGCAAGGTAATTCGCGTTTACTTGGACGACTGCACACCAGTCTAGAACGAAACGGAGGCATTTGATTGCAGCCCATGCCCCTCGCGAGGGGGGGGCATGAATGGCAATCCGCCGCAAACCTGAAAGGCAAAGGCAATGAGCAAAAATTTTTCCGTCACCTTCGAACGCTGGTCGCACGATGATGTCGAGGCCGGCGATACCGACGACCGTGGCTATGTGATCGAGGATTGCAGCCTAACGGACGCAATCCGGCTAGGCCTTGAATACCGCGAGCCATCATGGGCGGGCGCTTGCGAGCCCGATAGTACCGGCTGTCCGGATGATGTCCGATGGCTCACGTTCTATCGTTGGAATGACGGGACGCGCGAATATTTCGAGACGGGGACGGAAGAGCAACGGTCGCTGCATATCCCCGATCACGTCACCGCAGCATTGCGAAGTCGCATCGTGCGGCTGTTCAATCGCTAAGGACGAAACGGGCGCAAGCCCGTCGCACGGTAGGGCCGTGCCTGATGATGTCCAATCCCGCAAAACCCGAAAGGCAAATCCAATGAAACTATTTGATCAACCCCTGACCGTCACCCTGACAACGGCGCAATGGCTGGACGTGCAAGTCGCACTGTCGGACGCATGGTCGCATAACGAGCGCCATTTCCCGTGCATCGCCCGCGAAAATATCGCGCTCAAGCGCTTGCTTGCAGCGCAGACGCGGGCCGCTATCGATGCGGCAGCTGCACAAGTCGATGAGATGCGGGCCGCACGTGCGGCATAGTTCACAATCGGGCACGCCGCAAACGTGCCCATAACCATGAAAGGCAAAGCTATGATCACTCCTACATCCTACGACAAGCGGCAATGGTCCATTCTTGCGGCCGAGGCCTTCCGCCGTCACAGCTACTCGATCGCGATGCTGTTTAGCATGGTGGCAAAGCTGCCAGCTGGAACGGCGATGGACGTTCGCCGGTATGACGAACTGCAAAACATATATCGCCACTGGTTAGTGTTCGGTGAACTCGGAGGATGATGACACTAAGGGCGACGCCATGCGCGCCGCCTCATAGTGGCACCATGCCGCTCAGACGTTGCCGCAAACAACGTCGCACGCGCCGCCGCAAACGGCGCTTAAACCCAGGAAGGCTATCCCCATGCGCGATATTTACAGCGAAGTCACTGCCCGCATTGTTGCTGAACTAGAAACCGGCGCCGTGCCTTGGGTTAAACCTTGGTCGGCTATGCCAGGCTGCAATCATCCGCACAATGCCGGTACCGGCCGCCCCTATTCCGGCTGCAACGTAGTGCTGCTTTGGATGGCCACGCAAAAGCACAATTGGCCAACCATGCGGTTCCTCACGTTCAATCAGGCTAAAGCCCTTGGGGGAGATCGGATGGTACGGCACCCCCGAGGGTCCGATCATTCACGGCGGCGTGCGCGCATGCGCCTTCACAGAACACAGTGAGCAACTGTACGCCGCGCGCGCGTGGCTACAAAGCCGCGTGCTTGTCCCTATGGGCGAGCGCGTTATCAGGACCATAACGGCGGAAAGGGAATAAGCCATGATCACGCGCCGTATCGTCTACTCGCGCTTTGCATCGCGCATGCTGGCGCGAATGGGTCTGGACTACATGCGCCTCATGGGCGAATTCGACAATAGCGACCGCCCGCGCATACAACGCATAGAGGGCGTTTGGTGCGTCACAACACTGCGCTTTTTCGCAAGCTAACCCGCAACCTGAAAGGACACTCAGCCATGAATACTCTGTCGATAACGACAACGTACACGCTCACAACCGACACCACTTTTGACCTGCCGGAGGGGAAAGAATGGGACGACGTGAAGGATTACCACGTCAAATGGGGCACCCTGTATTTGACCTTTAACGACAACACAACAGCCGAAATCAAGACCAATGGGGCGACGTTTGACGACGCTGATTTCAAGCGCCCCGACACGGTAACGATTCGCCAGGCGGTTTCGCGAATTATGATGCCGAGCCCTTGGCGGAAGATGCATAGGAGGAATACCCCATGACCTACGACCACTGGAAAACCACTGATCCGCGCGACGACGAATGCCCGCGCTGCGGGGGATACAACGCCGTCAGGACGCCGCGCGGCTGCGACGATCCCGATTGCCCATGCGGGCTGTACCGGGATCCGGACGAACGCTACCAGCGCTATCGTGATGAAAGGATGGAACGCAATGATGATCGATAGCAAGCTAGCCGCACTCGCACGCCAGATGAACCGCATGGCGAGTACCGATATGGGCGACCTGTCGAAAGACGAGGCCAACCTATTCCATACCGCGTGCGACACAGTCAATCAGCTGATGGAAAGCCGCGACCATCGTTGGCGGCGCTCGCCGCGTCCATCTTGGCGCGATAACAGCGAACCAAATCGCCAATGACGCGCAACCAAAAAGCCGAGTACGCCGTGCTGGCGCTGCTCTACCTGGGCGAGGGCGTGATCGTGCTCGGCATCGCGCTCGCGCTCTTGGCCCTGTGGTAGCGGCGGCAACGGTATGTGGTATATTCGACACCTGACCGGAGGATGGACCAATGGACCCTGAACTTGCGGCCGCGCTGGCGGCAATCAATCACAAGCTCGACGCCCAACAACCATTTCTCGACGGCATCCCGTTATTGGGCAAGTCGATTGAAATACTACAGCGCGACGTGCAAACTTTGCGTGGCGACGTGCGGATCTTGCGCGATGATCTGCACGTTACCTCAGCAATGGCCATGCGCGTGGATACGACGCTATCGAGTCTGGTCGCGGAATTTTCCGCTATCCATCGCTGGATGAGCGGTGTTAATTCTCGCCTGCGCGAACTCGAGGGCAAGCCGTGACGACAACGATTGATGCACCTGACGTGCCAGCGGCGGAAGCGCCCGCAAGGTCGATCCGCACGCTGGCGCCTGGCGTTGTCGTGATCGATGGGCTGCTCGACGAGTATCAGCATGCTTCGGTGCGGAACTACTTGCGCCATGGCCGCTGGACGTTTGGCTGGAAGTCCTCGCCGAAAACCGATCAGTTCGCGTTTTGGCATATGCACTTTGCTGGCCATCGCAGCGGCGCGAACGACAAGCCCTACGAATGTGCCGGCGAGCTGGAAAAAACCTCGCCGGTTTTATTCCGGTTCTGGCAGTGGCTGCGGCGCATGGAATTCTATCGCGGCCACGAATTGCTGCGCTGTTACGCGAACGGGTCCTGCTTTGGCGGGGAGGGGACCATCCACACCGACGCCAAGCGCGAAGGACACTACACCGCGATCTATTACCCGCATACGGCATGGGACCCGAATTGGGGCGGCGAAACGCTGATTTTCAATGATGCCCGCGACGACATTGTCGCGACCATCTACCCGCGCCCCAATCGGCTATTGGTTTTCCCTGGCAACATGCCGCATGTTGCGCGCGGTGTGAGCCGGACGTGTCCGGAGCTGCGGATTACATTGATGTTCAAAACTCGGATCGCCAAACATGATCGAGTCGAAGCTGACACAGTTTCTGATCGCGCAAGCGAAGGCGGACCAGACGCGCCATAGCGGGCGGAGCTTGTTTGATCACCTCGTCGGGACCCACGACCTGTTGCAACGGTGGGGCAACAGCGAGGACATTTGCAATGCCGGCCTGTTTCATTCGATCTATGGGACCGTGCATTTCCATCACAAGGCTTGGCCACTGACGGATCGCGCTACAATCCAGAGGCTGATTGGCCACCAAGCAGAATATCCGGCATTTCTGTTCTGCACGATCGACCGGCCAAGATCTCTTTTCGAGGAAATAAAATCTCCAGCCGAGTGGCTTATAGTGGCAGAGGATCAGCCAGTGCGGCGCATCCTGCGCGAGATCGAGGCGGCAAACCTGCTCGAACAAGGCAGCACAAGCCGCTGGCTTGCTAAGCTGCGCGACAGCGACATCAGCGACCAGGCGAAGGCGGCAATTGATGCTCATGTAACTCCAGACGCTCGAACTCTTTAGCAACCTCGTCGTCAAGCTGATCACCGGAGCACGGCATGACGCCCAGACGGCCGGCCAAGAAGTCCCGCAGGTTGCGGCGCGCGATGATGTTGACCTTGGTTCGCAGGTTTTGCAGCCGCTGCTTGCCGCTGATCATGTTTGCCTCATGAAACGGTAGGGGCGCAGCCGACGCGGCGAAATTCCGGCTGCGCCCCATGCGTCCCTGTGCGAAGGACGCTTCCTTTGTGCGGATGCTGTAGAGGGGGGTCCCGCACAAACTGCTATCCACATAATGCGCCTTTCTACACAACGTGGCAAGTCCCAACCATGCCCGCCGCAAACGGGCTAAACCGAAAGGAACCGAGCATGCGAATACCATCACTGATCGCTATCGCCGCCATCGCGGCGGGCATCATAGGTCTCGTTCACGGCATGGTTATGGGCCTCAACAGGTCACCCACCACCGCCGCAACGTCTGGCGAGAAAACCCCGCAACAGCGCATCGACGAGGTGTTTGACGAGCTGGGGTTCCAGCGGTTGCCGTTGCCGCCAGGGGTGCCGCGGCGGTAAACATAACGTAGACTGGCCCGCAAACGGAAAGGAACCACGATGGTAGAAATCACCCTGGAATTTATCGCCAAGCAGCTCGAGCGCGTGCTCTCCGAGCAAGGCGCAATGCGCGACGAGATGCTCGTGCTCGGCGCCCGCATGACCAAGGTCGAGGCGAGCGTGGCCCTGATCGGGGCCGAGGTAAAAGTGATCGCGGCCCAAGTACACGCGCTCGCAAATCAGGTCGCGTCGATAGCGCGCCGCATCGACAAGCTGGAGGAAGCGCGATGACTGACGCCCTGAACGATCACGACCTGATCGAGAGGGGATGGGATATGTGGGAGGCATCCCGCGCATTACCGACGGGGCCGGACAATCTTCGCGTGGCCTTCATGATGGGCGCGCGGCACATGTTCGTCATCCTGATGGGGCTTTACGAGGTGGGTAAGGACGGGGTGTACGAGACTAAGGAAGCGGACCCGTCAGCCCTTGAGCAAATAGGTCAGTCGCTTGCGTCTGAGCTTGCGGCCTTCTGCAAAGAGTACGAGCAGCGCTATGGCCCAATGGATGGCGTGGCCTAGCGCGTCGAAAAAAGGGTGGGGCGGCCCCCGCAAAGGACCGCCCCGCGTCAATGCCCGCGCATCTGAGCCCGAAAGGCTTAACAACCCAGAGGCAACACAATGACGACCAGGAAGTCTAGCGCACAAATCCGCGCATTGGAACTGATGCGCAAGGGATTAATCACACATGCCGAGGCCGCCGCGCAGATCGACACGTCACGCCAAGCCATACGCCAGATGTGCGTGCGGGCCGGCATCGACGCGATCATGACGCGCTATCGCCACCTGCAAAAGCTGTTCGCGCAGGTGGAACCCAGCGACAAAAAAGACGCCTGCTAGCTACAAATTGTAGTTGCCTAGTATGTCTACATCTTGTAGAGATTCTCTTGGTCCCCTCACCAGGAGAATGTCCCTATGACCTTGCTGGAGCAGCTGCAGGCCTCCGCCGCCAAAGTCACCGCTGAAAAGCTCGAAGCCATCGAAAGCCAAACCTTCGAGTTTGCCTCTGCGGATAGTGGCGACGAGGGCACCGTCGTCAGCTTGGCGGCCGGCGTCGATGACGACCTCGTTCCGATCGTCACGCTGTGCCTTGAGCCTGGCATCGGCAAGCAGACTCGCTTTCTCGACATGCACCCAGCCGGCGCGCGCGCGCTGTGCGCTCGCATTCTCGCGTTCACCGCAAAAATCGAGGAGATCACAAATGTTAAGCCCAACCCAACTGGCAGCCCGTGAGGGCCGCCTGACTGCCTCGCGCGTCGCCTGCTTGATGACCGGCGACGAGCAAGCTGTACTCAATCTATGGCGCGAAATGGTCGGCGATCCCGACTACGTGCCGGAGGACTTGTCCGCCGTGTGGGCGGTGCAGCTCGGCTCCACCACCGAAGGTCTGAATTTGGAGTGGTACGAGCGCAAGCACGGCGCGATCACGCGCCGCGGCGAGGTCGTGATCGGCCAGCACGAATGGATGGCGGCAACACTCGACGGCTGGGATGTCGTCAACAATTGTCCAATCGAGTGCAAGCACGTCGGTGGCTTCGAAAAGTTCGAGGTGATCGTCGCGCGCTATCAGCCGCAGATGCAGTGGCAGATGTTGGTCACCGGCGCGCGGGAGTGTGCGCTGTCGGTGATCATGGGCGCGAGCGAGCCCACGATCGAGCGGGTGCCGTTCGATGCCGGCTATGCCGCTGAGCTGATGCGGCGCGCGGCTGCGTTCATGCAGTGTGTGCGAGAACTCACGCCACCGGTGCAAACATTTTCGGCGCCGGTCGCGGCACCGGTCAAGCCGGTCATGATCTACGACATGAGCGGCAACAATGTTTGGGGCTCCGAAGCCGCGGTGTGGCTTGAGCACCGCGTGAGCGCCAAGAAGGCGACGAGCGCCGAGAAAGAACTCAAGGCACTGGTGCCAGCTGATGCCGCGCGCTGTCACGGCGCAGGCGTCACGATCAATCGCGACCGCGCCGGTCGCTTGTCACTTCGGGAGGGCTGATCCTGTGAAGAAATCTGTTGCCGTAAGGCCCCGCGAATACATGACGCCCAACGTCGCAGACCTGCTGGACAAGTGGAACAGCCGGCACCGCATAGATCGCGAAAGTCATGGGGGCGATTGAACTTGCCTACATGCGTGGCGAGCACAACTGGTATCTGGACGGCTACAAGGACGCCAAGCGTGGCCGCCTAAACAAATTCAAGGACCGTAAATGAAATCCGTCATGCCCGACACCACCGACCTTGAAATCTCGCCGATGGACATCAATGAGCAGCGCCACCCAATCATCTGGCTAGCGCCATGGTGCGATGGTTGCGACAAGTATGATTGCTCGAACGACGGCGGGCGAACTTGGTGCAAGGACAATGTTTATGAAACCTGCGTGGAGTGCGGCAGAGAGCCGGTGAAATACGTGGTGGCTCCCGACAGTTCGTCGCCCGCACGCCGTTGGGATGACAAGCTGAAAATGTACGTCTATCCAGATTAGGAAGCGCGTTCGATGAGGATATTGGAAGCCATTCTCTGGGCCACCGCGGTCGTTTTGTTTGCCGTTTCGATGCAATCGGCTTGGATTGGTCTGACCCGATGAACCACTCAGATAAACGATCATTCGGCCCCATCGTAAGGCATGAGGACGACGGGTCATTTCGCGCCATGTGCGCATGGTGTGTGTTCCGCGCTGGCGACACATGCACTCATAAAAGGCCACAGCGGCGGCTAGGCCATTCTGGAAATACACCAGAATGGTGCGAGTTGCGCGAAGACATGATCCGAGATGCCAAAGAGATGGCTGCTCAAGGCGGCGCTAACCGAAAGAGTTCACACAAAGGACACCGCACATGACCGCGACAAACAATGTTGCCCCCTACGTGCCGCCGGCGCCGCCGGTCGCACAGGGGCTGGTGCCGACCACGCTCGCGGAGGCGATGCAGCTCGCTAACATGATGGCGAGCAGCAAGCTGGTGCCGGTTGCGCTGCGCGACAGTCCAGCCGACTGCCTGATGGTGATCCAGCAGGCGGTGCGCTGGCAGATGGACCCGTTCGCGGTGGCGCAGGAGTGTAGCGTCATCCAAGGCAAGCTGATGTATGGCGGCAAGCTCGTTGCCGCTGTCGTCAACTCGCGCGGCGGGCTCGAGGAGCGGCTGAGCTTTGATTACGCGGGCACTGGCGAGACCCGCACGATCACGGTCAGTGGCAAGGTCCGCGGCGAGAAGGCGGCGCGCACCGTGGCAGTGATCCTGCGCGATGCCCGCACCAATGCCGCGGTCTGGAAGACCCAGCCCGACCAGCAGCTGATGTATCACGGGAGCCGCGTGTGGGCGCGCCGCCATGTGCCCGAGCTGATGCTCGGCGTCTGGTCGCCGGAGGAGTTTCCGGCCGAGGCCGCCAACTCAAACCAGCCGGCGCCGGCGAGCGAGATCTCGCCGATCGCGCCGGTGACGGTCGAACGGCCACCGGAGCACGACCCGGTGACTGGCGAGGTGGGGCCGCGCGAGTTGCCGTTGCCGGCAGGCGACACGCCATGGCGCCGCATGATCGCCTGGGGTGCCAGCTACATCGCGGCACTCAATGGCGCGCAAACGCTGGTCGAGATCGATCAGTGGCAGCGCGCCAATTACGCGCATCTGGACGAGGTCAAAAAAGCTGCGCCAAAAATCTACGAGCGCATCCTGCCCAACATCGAGAGCGCGCGCAAAAAGCTGATCCTCAAGGAGACCGCCGCCAAGCCGCCAGCGATGCAAGATCTGGAGGCACATGACGGGCCTTACGACGGCATCCCGTCGTTCCTTGATCGGAACAAGCAAGCGCCAACGCCCGAGGACTCGGAGATGTATCTCACATACATCTCCGACAGGCTGGCGGACTGCTCCACCAGCGCGCAGGCCATTGCGGTGTGGGACAAGTTCCTCCCCACCTTGGCCGACATGTTCCCCCGTGACGCTTCCATTGCGGGTGACGTGCTCGAGCGCACGCTCGAGGCACTGCGCAAGCAGGAGCTGGAGGCGGTGTCGTGAGGGCAGCGCGGAAGGTGGCGACGAAAAAGTCCCTGCATGAAATCTACGACACGCCAGTGTTGTGGTTGAACGAGGACGAGATCGAGCGCCTGGACGAGCAGTCGCAGGTTTGGGTGCGCAGACTGCAAGCGATGCGCCGGCGGCACAATGCCTGCCGCCGGCACGAGCGGGTGCTGATCTCGAGCAAGAACGGTTGGTTGAGCGGCAAGTGTCGGCGCTGCGGCATGGATATGAGCTACCAGGGCGGACGAACCGACTAGGGCACCTCGCTGATGTTTACGCGTATCCCAGGCGTTCCTGACAGTTCGACTATCGTGCGCGGCATGGCGCATTTCGCCGGCACCGGGCCGGCCGGCACGATCTGCCGCGATTGCGTGTATTGGGACTTTTATTTGAAGGACCATTGGGCGAGCGGCGGCCATGCGGCGGCGGCCTGCCACATGCAAAAGAAGCTATCGCAGCAGAAAGGCCCCGTTCCGCTGGTGCCGGCGGGGACGCCGAGCTGCAAATATTTCGAGCCGCGACCGAAGCGACAATAAGGGGATAACGGTCATGCAGTTGTTGACAACCAAAGAGGCCGCCAGAGAACTCAAAGTCACCGAGCAGCAAGTACGGCTGTTGGTGCACGGCGGACTATTGAGCTTTGTCAATGTCGGTCTCGGCGACAAAAACCCGCGCATGCGTTTCGACGAGGAAGAGATCGCGGCGTTCAAGGCGCGCCGGACACAAACGAGAGGACCACCAGGAAAATGGCCACACTCTACAAAGACCCGCGGTCAAAATTCTACCGCTGCGAGATCTGGATCAAGGGCCGTAAGTTTTCTCGCACTACAAAAAGAACGAGCCGACGCGAAGCTGAGATTGCAGCAGGAGAAATCGAAAAAGAGTTGACCGCACGGTGTAGCGCTGAAGAGGCGGCGGGGACATCGCTGACACTGGATGCAGTTTGCTGCCGCTACTTGCTCGACATCGAGGACCGCCTCAAGGGCACGAGCGCCGCCAACAACGCGACCCGCATCAAGTTCCTGATCGCGCATTTCGGGCCCGGTAAGTTGATCACCGACATCACGCACGAGGACGTCGTGGCGATGATCGCCAAGCGGCGGCGCGAGAAGGTCCCGCGCACGAAGCGCCTGATTGCGCCGGCGACCGTGAACCTGACGACGGAGCAGTTGCTCAAGGTGTTCAACTGGTGTCGGGCGCAGCGCGTGGTGTTTCCGGTCGAGCCGAACTGGCGCAAGCTGTGGCTCAAGGTGCAAAACGAGCGCGAGCGCTTGGTTGGGCGCGAGCTGGGCGATGCCGAAGTGGAGCGGCTCGATGCGGCGCTGCGGCCCGACTACGCACCGCTGTTTGACTTTGCGCTATTGACCGGCAAGCGGCAGGCGGAGTGTGTGAGCCTGTCGTGGCGGAACGTGCATTGGGACACCGGTTGGTGTGAGTGGCTGGGCAAGGGTGGTCGGGTGGTACGGGTGCAGATCACGCCGAAGGTACGGGCGATCCTGGAGCCGCTGCGAGGTCACCACCCCGAGAAGGTGTTCACCTACGCCGCCACGCAGACCCGCCGCGCCAACCAGGACGGCACCGGTGCGCGCGTCAAAGGGCGGCGCTACCCGATCACGCTGACCGGCTTGCGGGCGCTGTGGTGGGACCTGCAGCCGAAGGCAGGGCTCAAGCACATTCGCTTCCACGACCTGCGGCACACGGCGGCGACGCGGGTGCTGCGCGACACCGGCAATCTGAAGATCGCCGCCACCATGCTCGATCACACCGGCATCGAGATGGTGGCGCGGTTCTATGGTCACATCACCGACGCCGAGGTGGGCGCGGCCATGGACGGCCAAGCTCGTGACAAAAGCGCTTGGCGTGACAAGAACCACCCGAGTTTCCACCCGAGTGGTCGTCTGAAACTGGTGAAAGGCCAATAGCCATCGGCACAGTTGCGAACGAGCATGAGTTAGTCGTAGAAGCTGATGGCAAACGCCAAACAAGTACCACCGACCGGAAAAACACCATATGTTATCAAAGGGTTGGGTCTAGTTTCCGGCGGCGGCGCGAAGTCCAGAAAATAAGAACAAACCATGTAAGACCACCCGATTTTGACAAAAACCACCCGAGTTTCCACCCGAGCCCGTTCACGTCCTGTACCTTGACGTGGGCGGGCTCTGCATTTAAGCGGCGCTAGTAGGAGGTTGGACCCTTTAGGCGACGAACCCGATGGCCAACGCGAAGATGATCAGCTTGATCGACGCGGAGCTTCGGGTCGTGCGTACCGACATGGTCGTTCTCGTGCGAGCACTTGGCAGCACGCGGCACGAAGTCGGGGAGCTGCGGACGCAGGTCGAGCAGCTGCGCATCGACGTCGACCAGTTGATGCGAGGGTCAGGTGGCGACACGGAAGAGCGGGCCGCAGGCCGGCAAGGCAATCCATAAGCCGCACAAAGAGATCAGCGTAGCAACGCTCGCCCGCGGCTACACCGATCTGGCGATCAGGACGCTCGGCGGCATCGCACAGAACGGCTTAAGCGAAAGCGCGCGGGTGGCCGCCTGCATGGTCCTGCTCGACCGCGGCTGGGGCAAGGCCGCGCAAGCGCACCGCGACATCGACGGCCAAGGTCCCATCACTGTGGAGATCGTTTATCGCCAGCGCGAGCCGCGCAGCGATCCGCGCATAATGGAGCTGAAGGCCAATGGATCGGCCGCGCCTACAGCTGCCCCATAACTGGACGGAGCGCCCGTACCAGGAAGGCCTATGGGATTACCTCATGGCCGGCGGCAAGCGTGCGATGGCGGTGTGGCACCGGCGCGCCGGCAAGGACGAAGTCGCCATGCATTTCGCCGCGGTCGAGATGCATCGACACACAGGAATTAACGCGTGGCACTGCCTGCCCGAATACGCACAAGGGCGCAAAGCGATCTGGAGCGCGGTCAACCCGCATACCGGCAAGCGGCGCATCGATGAAGCATTTCCGCCAGAGCTGCGCGAGACCACCAACGACAACGAGATGTTTATCCGATTCGCAAAGAACGGGAGCACCTGGCAGATCATCGGCTCGGACAAATACGACAGCACCGTCGGGGCGTCGCCAAAGTTGATCACCTACTCGGAGTACGCGCTCTCCAATCCGTCGGCGTGGGCCTACCACCGGCCGATGCTGCAGGAGAACAATGGCACCGCGATTTTTATTACGACGCCGAGAGGCAGGAACCACGCCTACGACCTGGCGCAGTACGCCGCGAAGACCAAGGGCTGGTTTTACCAATCCCTCACCGCGCGCGACACCGGCGTGCTGAGCGAGGAGCAACTCGACGAAGCGCTCGAGGAGTACCAATCGCTTTACGGATTTGACGTCGGCAGGGCGCAATTCGAGTCCGAATATCTCGTGTCCTGGAACGCCGCCGTGCTCGGCGCCTATTACGCGCATGAAATGTTAACGGTACGCGAAGAGAGCCGCGTCACCGATCAGTTCCAGGTGCCGCCTGGCCAAGAGGTGCATCGCGCCTGGGATCTTGGGGTGACCGACGACACCTCGATCTGGTGGTTCACGCCAGCCGGCAACGGTCAACTGCTGATCCTCGACTGCTACTGTGCCTCTGGCGTTGGGCTCGAGCACTATCGCGATGTGATCGAGCAGCGCCAGCAGGAGCATGGCTGGCGTCACGGCGTCGACTACGTTCCGCACGACGCCAAGATCAAGGAATGGGGCTCGGGCCGCACCCGCGTCGAGACCATGCAGAGCATGGGCTTGCGCCCCGTGCTGGTGCGGCACGCCACCGTCGAGGACGGCATCAACGCTGCGCGCCAAACGCTGCCGCTGTGTGTCTTCCACCCGCGCTGCGAGCTGAGCGGCCTCAATGCGCTCGAGCTCTATCGCCGCGAATGGAACGACGAGAAAAAATGCTTCCGCCAGAGCGCGCTGCACGACTGGACCAGTCACGCGTGCTTCACCGGTGATACCGCCGTCTTGACACGTTACGGAATGCATCAGATAAAAGACCTCCCCCCAACCGGAGAGGTCCTAACGCCATGTGGCTGGAAGCCGTATCAGAACCCGAGGATCACGCGCAGAAGTGCCCCACTTGTGGAGGTCACGTTCGCCGACGGACTTTCGGTAAAATGCACGCCGGATCATTTGTTCGCGACGGTCGACGGCTGGCAATCCGCCGCGTCCCTCACACCCAATACGCCGATCCGATCGTCCTTGACCCTCTCACGCAGTATTTCGATGGCGGGCTTTACCGCCTGTGGCCGAGCGATGTCTACTATTCGCGCGGTGGCAAGAAGCTCCATCGCGATGTTTGGGCTCTTGCTTTTGGCCCTATTCCCGAAGGGTGTCACATTCACCACCGCGATGCCGATCCGGCCAACAATGCCCTGGTCAACCTCGAATGCGTTGAGGCATCGGAGCACTTGTCGCGAACCAGTAAGGGGAAGCCGCGAACATTCGGTCAACCCGCCCGCGACGCCGCGGCGGCATGGCACCGATCCGAGGCTGGTCGTCTTTGGCATAGCCGGCACGCGAAGCGATCAAAGGGATGGACTAAGTGGAAACGTAAGCGAAAAGCATGCCCTGAGTGTGGAAAGGCATTCATGGCTCTGGTCCGCAAGAGCGGCCATTCGCAAGTCTATTGCGGTGTTAACTGCAAGGCAGCCAACCATCGCAGGCGTAACAGAACTGGACTATCACGATGATGTCTGGTGCCTGACTGTCCCCGACGCTAAGTGTTTTTCCCTGGCCAACGGCGCAGTCGTCAGAAACTGCGATGCCTTCCGCTATCTGGCGATGGCCTGGCGTCCGAGGCTGCGCCATACGGCGAAGCCGAGCCGACAGCCCACGGGCGTGATCATCCCGCCGCCGCCCGAGCCGCGCGCTGGGGAGATGCGGCTATGACCGATAAGCCCGTCAACGACGACATTCGCCACGACGACCTCGAGTACAACCCGCAACTCGAGCCGACGAAGTCGTTGGCCTGGCTCAACCTGCTCAAGGAAAGCGAGGACGCGTTCGAGAAATGGAACGACCACTGCGACCGCATCGACAAGCAGTATGCAAACCTCGAGCGCCTCGCCCAGATGGGGCGTGACAAAGAATTTCAGATGTTCTGGGCGAATATGGAGGTCATTAAGCCCGCGATCTACGCGCAGGCGCCGATCCCCGTGGTGGTCCCGAAATTCAAAGATCGCCGGCCGGTCGTGCAGCAGGCGAGCGAGGTGCTGGAGCGCTGCGCCACGGTGGCGTTCGATCTCGCCTACATCAACGAGACGATGCTGCAGGTGCGCGACGACCTGGCGCTCGTCAGCCGCGGCGTGGTGTGGTGCCGCTACGAGGGCGGCAAGAGCAAGAAGTCCTACTACGACGGCGAGCGGGTCTGCTTCGACGTCAAGCAGCGCCGCGACTTTTTGCACAGCATCTCGCGCTCGTGGCCCGAGGTGACGTGGGTCGCAGCCGCGAGCTACCTGACGCGCGCAGAAGCCCGCGAGCGGTTTTCCACGTATTCTGGCGACGCCTATCAGACCGCCGAATACAAGGTCGACCGCGACGCCAAAGAGGTCGGCGGCGCCGATAACCGCGAGCGCGCAAAATTTTGGGAGATTTGGGACAAGCCGTCACGGCGCGTGGTGTGGGTCTCGGAGGGCTGCGAAGACATCCTCGACGAGGACGACCCGCACCTCGACCTGCAGGGATACTTCCCGTGCCCGAAGCCGGCCTACGGCAGCGTTCAGCGCGGCTCACTGATCCCGGTGCCCGACGTGCTGCAGTACAAGGACCAGCTCGAGGAGATCAACAAGCTCACTGGCAAAATCCACGCGCTCTCCGACGTGCTCGAGGCCAAAGGGTTTTATCCGAGCGGCGATGCCGAGAAGACCGAGGCGGTCGAGGCCGCGATCAAGATGAAAACGCCTGGCCGCGTGCTGGTGCCGATTGCCAACTGGGCGACGTTTGGCGGCACCAAGGAGATCATTGTCTGGCTGCCGATCGACATGATCTCCGAGGTGATCAAGACGTGCATGGACCTGCGCACCCAGGTCATCAACGACATTTACCAGATCGTTGGGCTCAGCGACATTATGCGCGGCTCGACCGACCCGCGCGAGACCTATGGCGCGCAGTCGCTCAAGAGCTCGTATGGCTCGAGCCGCGTGCGCGACAAGCAAAACGAATTGGCGCGGATCGCGCGCGATCTCGTCTGCATCACCGGCGACATCATCTGCGAAAAGTTCAAAGACGCCACCATCGTCGAAATGTCACAGACGCAATTGCCGACGAAGGTCATGCAACAGCGGGCCGTGGAGCTGGTCCAACGGCAGGTCGCCCAACAGACGCAAGCGCTCCAGCAGGCGAAGAATACGCCGCAAGCGCAGCAGCTCGCGCAAAGCAATCCCGACCAGGCCAAGCAAATGCTCGCGCAGGCCCAGCAGCAAATTCAAAGCGGGCAGGACACTATCGCCAAGATTGGCCAGCACCCCAACATCGATCAGGTGCTCACGTTCCTGCACGACTACCGCTTGCGCTCGTTCGTGCTCGACATCGAGACCGATAGCACCATCATCGTGGACGAGCAGGCCGAGAAACAAAGCCGCGCCGAGTTCATGGGGATGTTGAGCCAGTTGCTGCCGCAGCTCACCCAGATGTTTGCGGCCGATCCGGCCACCGGCGAGTTCTGCGGCGAGGTGCTCAAATTTGCGTGCGCGCCATATCGCGCCGGCCGTGCACTCGACGGCGCGATCGATGACCTGACCGAAACCATGCGGACGAAGGCCGACCAGCCGCGCGGCGACGATCCGACCACCGCCACCAACAAGACGGCCATTCAGATCGAGCAGATGAAGCAGCAGCGCCAGGCCGAGAAGGACCGGGCCGATACCGCGCTCAAGAAGCAAGAACTGGTGATGCGCGACAACTGGGAGAAGCTCAAGCTCGCGAACAGTCAGCGGCTCGAGGGCATGAAGCTGCAAGGCAAGCAGGGCGACAACGCCGCCAAAGCTTTCCAGGCCGACCAGCAGGCCGCGCACGAACAGGAGCAGCACCAGGCCGACATGATGGAGCGGGTCGCCGACTTCCATATCAATCAGCAAGAGGCCGGCATGCGGCAACAGGAGTCGCAGGCGCGACAGAGCGATATGGCGGCGCGGCAGCGCGAGCGAATGGCTGCGCAGCAGTTCCGCCAAACTCAAGCAGCCCAGCGCACGGCACCACCAGGAATCATCTAAACACTAAAGGAGTGAACCATGGCACAGAGCGCACTGACGGTAACGCCGCCGAACCCGACGCCGCCGACCAACTTCAGCTGCACGGGCGCAACTCCGCCTAATCCGCCGAATTATACCAAGAACTCCTATCTCAACCCGTTCAACCTGTCGGCGGTCGCCAGTCCGTCGATCTACACGGATGGGCGGCCAGTGCAGACCATCCCCGGTGTCGGGGTGAACCAGAGCCCGCCGCCGTACTTCGATGACGGCACGGGGGGAGCTCGCGGGACGTTTGCGACCAACACCGCGGCGCTGGCGAGTGGCACGGGCGCGACCTCCGGCGGCACCGAGAACACCTATCCTGGCACTGATACGGCGCCGTTTGATACGCCGAATATGATCGGTGCAGTTCCGGCCTCGACCAGCGTGGCGCACGAGGGCGCCGGCACCGAGACCCAGACCTGGGGGCCGAGCACGGGCGCGAACCTGACGGGCTACAATGCGGCCGTCCTCGTCCCTGGGGTGGCCTCGACCTACATGCCGACTGGGCAGACGCCGACGTGGGCGGAAGGCGCTGCGGGCGGTCCACCCGTGATGGTGAGCGATCTCGGCGCCTACGCGTGGATCGCGACCGGCGGCCCCAATGCGCAGCACGCCTCGAGCCTGTCGCCAGTAGCCAACCCGACCCTGACGACGATCGCACCGACCACGGCGGTGTCGGGTACAGGGACAACCGCACTGACGGCGGTGACCGGCGTCGGCTTCACCCGCCAGTCGGTGGTGTACGCCAACGGCGTGGCGATCCCGACGGTGTTTGTGTCGTCAACCACACTCACGGCGACGATGCCCAAGAAGGCAACGGCGGGCACTTGGCCGATCACAGTGGTGACCGGTGGCGTTGTCGTTACTGCTCCACAGACCTTCACATGGACATGAAGGTACACGAGGAGCTTGCTGACCTACTTGCCGTTCCGCATATGGGCGCGCGGGTGCGAAATATGCTTGCGATGCACGATGTCGAGACGATGGAGCAATTGCTTACCGTGACGGAGTGCGAGTGGTTGTGTACGCCTAATGTCGGAAGGGTCAGTGTGCGCTTGTTGAAAGAAGCCCTGGGCCAACGAGGCTTAAAACTTGGCCAATGGCCTCCAATCGACCGAGTGCCTAACGAATGGTGGCAATCCGTTTTGTCAGAGCAAACCTAATAGGAGGCAAACATGGTGCAATCCATCAACGAGCCGCAAACGCCTGCTTTCGGAGAGGTTGCCGGCGCGGTCAAACCGACGATCACGGCGATCGCGCCGGACACCTGCGCGATCGGCGACGCCGACTTCACGCTCGACATCACCGGCACTGGGTTTACCGGGGACACCATCATCTTCTTCGCCGGCCACGACGAGCCCACCGAGTTCGATGGTGCCGACACGGTGTCGACTGGGGTCAAGCCGTTGTTGTGGGGTTCGCCGGCCACTGTGAAGGTCTACGTGCATAACGGCACGCTGCACAGTGATCCGGTGGACTTCGCCTTTACCGAAGCCGCCGGCGCGGCGCGTTCCGGCAAGAAACAGGCCGCAGTCGTTTTGCACGAGCTCGAGCCCGATCATGCACCGGTTGGTACTGGCGCTGATTTTCACTTGCGGGTCATTGGCGAGGGCTTCGACGATACTTGCAAGATCGTCTTTGACGACGAGGAACTGCCGACACGGTGCGAGACCGACAAGACCCTGGTGGCGTGGGCGCCGACCGCCAAGATGCCTGGTGAGGTCGACGTCGAGGTCAGCCGTGGCGACGATCTGACTGAGGTGCTGACGTTCGAGTTTGTCGCCAAGAACGACGTCAGGCGCCGCCTCAAGACCGAGCGCAAGGCAGCAAAGGACACGCCGGCGCACAAGCGCGCCAAGAAGAGATAGCGCAAATGACCTTGGTCGAGATCGAGCCTGGACGCTTTCGTTTTTTGCGGCCGTCGTTGCCGCCGGCTCGCTCGACCCTGCCTTGTCCCCACATCATCTCCGACATCATAGAGCCGACAGAACAAGTCGATGGTGTCTACTACACCTCCAAGCGCGCGTTCCGCGCCGTCGGCCGCGCGCTGGGGCTAACCGAGGTCGGGGATCAGAAGTTCAAGCCGAAGCAGCGCGCCAGCGCCGATCCGAACGTCAAAAAGGCGCGGCGCGAAGCACTGCAGCGGGCTCTTGCCCGCAGCAACGTCAAACCGACTAGGAGACGCTAAAAATGTCCGACACCAATGTCGCACCCGCCGCAGCGCCGGCTGCCGCGCCCTCCGAAGCGGTCATTGATCAGAGCCCAGTACAGCGACCGAACCCGGTCGGGTCGCAGGCACCGCAGAAGCCAGTCGGTGACATCGAGGGCTCACCGCACCGCACCGAGAGCCGGCGCGACACGATCTCGCGGGCGTTCCAGCGCGCCAATGAGCGGGCAGGGATGGGCCACAACAACCCCCCTGAGCCGATGGCAAAGGAGCGCACGCCACCGCCACAACGCACGCAACGCGCTGAGCCAAAGACCGAGAAAACTGGAGCGCCTGCGGCTGACGAGAAGCTCGATCTGAAGAAGCGGCCAGCGGACCAGCAGCCTCGCGACCAGGGCCGCTTTGCGCCCCGCGAGCGGCCACCTGGCGAGCGCGGGCAGCAACAGCGGCAGCCAGGCGCGCCAGGCCAGACCCCGCCCGCACAACAATTGCCGAGCCACGCGCCCTACCACCAGCCACCCTCGCAGCGCGGATGGTCACAGGCAGCGCGCAACGACTGGGCGACGACGCCCGAGAGCGTGCGTGCCGACGTGCATCGCATGCACAAGGAGTTCATGGGCGCCCAGCAGGCAGCGCAGGCCGACCGCCAGGAGATGAACACGCTGCGCCCGTTTCAGCAGATGGCAAAGCAGCACAACACGACGCTCGCAAAAGCGCTCGAGAATTACATCGGCATCGAGCAGATGCTGAACGACGACCCGATCGCGGGGCTGAGCCGGATTGTCGATAATCTCAACCGACAGACCAGTAACGGTCAGAAGCTCACGCTGCGCGACATCGCCCACTACCTAGCCACGCAATCGCCCGAAGGCCACCAACTGCTGCGGACGCGCAACCAGCAGCAGGTGCAGCAGCACCAGATGGGGCAATTGTACCAGAGCGTCAATCAGCTTGCGCACCAGCAGCAGCAGCTGATATACGGGCTGCGCTACAACAACACGCGTGGAGCGGTCGACCGGTTCGCCGAGACCCACCCGCGGATTGATGAGCTAGGCGACGACATCAAGCGAGAGTTGGGCTTCGGCTACGACTTGCCGACCGCCTACAAACGGGCCGCGTTGCTAAAACCGGCCGCACACGCGGATCAGACCCGCACCACATCGGCTCAGACCCGAAGCGTTGACCGATCTATTTCTGGCGCGCCCGCAGGTGGTCCCGCAAACGGATCGGGGCGACCAAGGAAAGCATCGGCTTCAGCACGAGACGCCGTCGTTAACGCGCTCAAGCGCGTGAACGGCTCGATCTGAACCCTTTGTGCCCGTCTGGCTGAGCGTTGCACGCCGCCATGACGCGGCGGGAGCAATGCTATGCCGAATATCAACACCAATGTCGCCTACCAGCAGATCCTCTCAATGGCGCTCGAGGATCGCTCGAGCTCCTACCAAGACCTCGTGAGCAACAATAACGCGCTGCTCGCGGTGATGCGCAGAAAAGGTCAGTGGCAAACCTACTCTGGACCGCGCATTCGACAAACACTGCAGATCGGCAAGCAATCTGCGCAGTGGTATTCGGGCTACGACCAGCTGGTTAATCCTGCCATCGACCTGTTCAACGATGCCTACTACGACCCGAAAATGGTCGTAGTCCCGGTGATACTTTCAATGCAGGAAATCCTCAACAATGAGGGCGAGTCGCAGCTACTGGATGTCTACGACACCTACATAACCGCCGCCGAGAACGCGCTCGAGGACACGATGGATGCGGCCATCTACTCCGACGGCACCGCCAACGGCGGCAAGCAGGTGACCGGTCTCGCAACCGCGATCCCGATCGTCAACACCAGCGGCACCTACGGCGGCATCGACCGCGCCAACGCCATCATCTGGCGCACCCAGACGTTCGACGCGCAGTCGTACAACACCGTCATCGGCACGCAGGTCAACGCGACCACCGTGCGGCCGTTCCTGAACGCGATCATGACGCGGCAAAGCCGTGGCCGCGACTACGCCGATCTCTTGATCATGAGCCCAGAACACTATGCGGCCTACGACGCGGCCACAGTCCTGATCCAGCGCCAGACCAACGAGACGAGCCTGGGTAAACTGGGCTTCAGCGCGCTGGAATACATCGGCGGCGGCAAGCGAGCCGAGATCGTGCTCGATGGCGGCATCGGATCGAACATGCCGGCCAATACCACGTTCGGCATCAACACCGACAGCTTGCGGCTGCGCTACCACCCCAACCGCAACTTCGACAAGCTGTTCGACGGCGATGGTCAGATGCCGATAGACAAGGACGCAATCGCGCAATTCATAGGGTGGATGGGTGAACTTACCATGACCAACCCGCTATTTAATTGGAGATTTTATGATAGCAATCCTGCTACATAGCCCATTCAAAGCTTGACTGGGCGACTCCGGTCTGGTTGGTTTGGTCTGGTTCTAACCAGACCGGAGACTTCAAATGAAGACGCGACCGCTGCCCTCGAAAGAGGTGCTCGACCAAATACTGAAGTACGACCATGAAACAGGTGAGTTTCGCTGGAGGCCAAGGCCGGTGACGATGTTCACACAAGGCAAGACGACGGCCCGGCCTCGTTCTGCCGAGCATGCCTGTAACCAATGGAATAGCCGTTGGGCAGGCAACCCTGCGTCAACGCTCAAGCCTGATGGCTATTGCTACATCCACTTCAACTATCGAACCGAATTGGCCCATCGGCTCGCTTACAAAATCATGACTGGTCTCGATCCTGTCGAGATCGACCATATCGACGGCAATCGCAGCAACAACAAATGGTGCAACCTAAAAAACGGCACCCGCACCGACAACCTGCGCAACGTCGCGCTAAAGCGCACCAACAAATCTGGCCATCACGGTGTTGCCTTCAATAAGCGACAACAGCGTTGGACGGCATACATCACGCTTGGCGCATTCGACAGCAAGGAAGAGGCTGTTGAGGCACGCAAACGCGTCGAAGCCTTGCTCGGCTTCCACCCCAACCACGGACGACAGTAACCCAGCAACGTAAGGAGAGCGCTATGGCTAAAAGACCGAAACCGAGCAGGAAAGGCGGCAAGGGCTGCTAACCAAGCAGCGGGCGCGGCGGTGAGGCCGCGCCCGTCCTCCATCACTCCTCAAGAGAGAGAGCATTAATGGCACTCAACAAACGCCCGACCGGGACCGACGACGACCTGGTGGCAATCTTCAAGCACATCGCCATCCCCAACGAGGCCAAGTCGAAAACAGCTGGCCGCCTGATCTGTGACGACGTCGAGATCTGCGAAATTCGCACGCCAGGACGAACCGACATTAAGCACTTCCCAGCCACAGAGTTTTCCCACTGGAAAGATGACCAGTTCACCGGCGCACAGCTGAAGGTGACTTACGCAGAGCGTTTTCCGCGCCAGTACCTGCAGTTCAAGCAGCAGGCGGCGCAAACCAAGAGCGGAACGCTACTCGAACGCGTGCCGTTCCTGTCCGAAGGTCGCCGCGCCGAGCTGCGCGCGCTGAACGTCTACACGGTCGAGCAGCTCGCGCACATCGACGGCCAGGAGCTCAAGAATTTGGGGCCAGGCGGACGCGACTGGAAAAACCAGGCGATCGACTTCATCGAAGAGGCCAAGGCGCTGGTGCCCAACATCGCAATGCAGACCGAGCTCGAGGCGCTGCGCGCCCGCACGCAGGCGCTCGAGGCCGATAACGAAGTGCTGAAAGCCAAGCGCGACGACACCGACGGCTCGCAGTTCGATGAAATGTCGAACCTGCAAATCAAGGACTTCATCTTCAAGGAGACCGGCACGCGCCCGATCGGCAACCCATCGCGCAAGACGCTGTTGCAATTGGCCAACACGATCGCCAGTAAGCAACCCACTGCGGACCTGATGCCAGCATGACAATTCTGTCGGTCGTCAAAGACGTCTGCGGCTTCGTCGGCGTCCATGTGCCGACGACGTTGTTTGGCAGTGTCACCGACCCGCGCACGCAACTTGAGCTGCGTGGCGTGGCCAACGAGATGGCGCAGCGGATCGCCTATGACAGCCGTGAGTGGCGGGCGCTGATGGAGACCGTGACATTCACCGGCGACGGCGCGTCCGAGAGGTTCCCGCTGCCGGCCAACTATAAGCGCATGCTGCTGAACAGCAATGTCTGGCGCTCGACCAGCGCCGTTCAACCGATGATGTTCATCTCCAGCGCCGACGAATGGCTGCAGCGACGGCTGCGCGGCTACAACTACGCCTGGGGCGAGTGGATCATCTTCGCCGACATGCACATTCACCCGGTCCTGGACGGCGGCGGCGTGCCCTGGCACAACCTCTACAACTACCTCGTCGGCTACGTGGTCTACGACCCCGACGACCGCACGGTCTGGCGGGTCGCCATCGCTCACACCAGCGCCGCCACCGGCTTGTTCGCGCAGGACCGTGCCGACCGCCCCACCTTGTGGGTGGCGACCGGCGCGGTGAGCGTGCCCACCACCGCGCAGTTCAACTACCTGAGCAAAGATTGCGTCAACCTTTACAGCGGCGGCCGCGGCGACGCCTTTCAGAATGACAACGACACGTTCGTGCTCGACGAGCGCCTGCTGAAGCTCGGCATGATCTGGCAATGGAAGGCGCTCAAAGGGAGCCCATACGCGGAGGACATGGCGACGTTCATGGACGCGCTCACGCGCGCGTCGGGGGCGGACAAGCCCTCGCCGACCCTGATCCACCGGATGCCCAGTTCGGTCTCGGTGGCTTACCCCTATCCGACGCCGACGGCGGCTAACTGGAGCTGGCCACTATATTGAGCAATCCCTGATGCCCTATGCCCTGCACCGCCGAATTCCAGTACCGCAACAGTTCGAGCAGTCGCTGCGGACGACGACATTCCCTGCGCCGACGCGTGGCATCGTTCAGAGCGAGAACGAGTCCTACATGCAGCCAGGCGGCGCCAACATTCAGGACAATTGGGCGCCGACCATGCGCGGCGTCAAGCTGCGCGGCGGCACCGTGCGCTACTGCGACCTGCACGCGCTCGACACGACCGTGCCGCCAGTGCCATCGGCGCTACGCCAGCCGGTCATCAGCGCGTTTACGTATATCAGCGGCAGTAAGCAGAAGATGTTTGCGGCACAGCAGACCAAGCTGTTCGACGTGACGCTGATTACGCCGGTGCTGGTCAAGGCCGGACAGACCAGTGGCAACTACGCCGCCGCCCAAATGAATAATCAGGGTGGCGAGTGGTTGATTGCCGTCAACGACGCCGGCGATCATCCGCTTCGCTTCAATGGCACGTCGTGGGTCGTGCTTGACGGCGTCAGCCCGACGCCAGGTGATGGTGCCACGCAGATCACCGGTCCAGCTCCTGGTTTTGGTCCGCCGCCGGCACTGTCCTACGTCTGGAAATACCGCAATCGCCTATTCTTCATCCAGAAGAACTCGATGAGCGCCTGGTATCTCGACATCAACAGCGTCGGTGGCGCCTTGCTGGAGATCCCGTTGTCGGGGTCTGCCGGCAAAGGCGGTGTGCTGCTGTTCGGGGCAGTCTACTCGACCGACGCCGGCGACGGCAACGACGACAAATGCGTGTTTGCCACAAACCTGGGCGAGGTCCTGATCTTTTCCGGCACCAACCCCGGCGACAGCGCCAACTGGCGACAGGAAGGGCGCTGGTCGCTCGGCAAGCCGATGGGGATGAACGCGCACATCCAGGTTGGCGGCGATATTCTCATGGCGACGGTCGAGGGCATCGCACCGCTCTCGGTGGCGCTGACGCGCGACGTCTCGCAATTAGAATTGGCGATGTTGACGCGCACGATCAAACCGTTGTGGCGGCAACAGGTGGCGACGCGGACCAGCTTCCCGTGGACGATCGCGCGATGGGACGAGTACGGCGCGCTGTTTGTCACCTGGCCTGGCGGCAATCCTGGCGACCGCATGTGTGGGGTCTCCAATACAGCGACCGGAGCCTGGTGCCGGTTCGTCGGCTACGACGCGCTGTGCTTCCTGCGCATGAATTCCGATCTGTTCTACGGCACCCAGGACGGCATCATCATGCAGGGTGAGCGCACCGGCTACGACGACGGCAACGATGCGAAGAAGCCCTATCTCGCCACGCTGGTCGGCGGCTGGGAGATGTTTGGCGCGCCCGCCGCCAACTTCACTTGGCATCAGGCGCGCGCCAATTTCCACTCCGCGGCCGGCGAGCCGTTCCAGCCCCAGCTCGCAGCCGCCGTGAACTACAACATCACGCTGCCGTCGCCGCCGCAGGCGGGTCCCGACACCGGGCCACTGGACGTGTGGGATCAAGGACTGTGGGACGACGCGCGCTGGGATCAGCCCCCGCCGCTAGCGCCGCCGGTGCGCTCGACCTTGTGGGTCAGCATCGGCGAGACCGGCTACGCCCATGCACCGATCGTGCAGGTGACGGTTGCACAAGCCGTGCGCCCGCAGGTCGAGTTGATCAGTATCGGGGCCACTTACGAACCCGCAGGCGTCAATGTCTAGGAGGGTGCGATGCCGGTAAATCCGCAACTGCGCGACGCCATTGTGCGGGCCATGATGGCTCGGCAGGCCGGTGCGCCCGCTGCCCCCGCCCCCTATACTGGCGCGCCGATGCAGGCGCGTCGCTATCCTGGGGCGCAGTTTTACCCGCCTTATGGTGGCGATGATGGCGGCGCCGGCGATGTTGGCAGCGGCGGCTTTGGTGGTGGTGGTTTTGGCGGCGGCAGTGTCGGCGGTGGTGTCGGTGGCGGCGCTGTCGGCGGTGGTGGTGGTGTCGGTGGTGGGCCTGGTAACAGCGGCCCTGGCGGTGGGCCCGATATTAGCGGCGGATCGCCCGAGCAAGGGCCGGCCAATCCCACGGTTTCTGTGGAAGGACCGGTGCCGTTGGCGGAGCCGGAAATCGCTACGCCCAATGACGTCGTCAACAGCAATTTCGGCAACTGGGGTGTGAACCCAGGCGGCGTGCCGTTTTCCGATCAGATGGGTAACCAATTTGGCACGACACCTGCCGCACCGCCTGGGCCGCAAAGTCAGATCGACGATCCCTTCTCCGCAAACGCAAGCGCACCCACACCGCAAGGAATGATCGATATCGGCTTCAACGACATAGCGGCACAACCGGGCGTGACGCCCGGCGAGCCCGGTATGTATGGAGCGTCTTATGTCGGCTCGAATTTCCCTTCATCGACCGAGTTTGGCCCCAGTGGCCCGCCAGGATGGGGGGCAGGCGTCGGCCTGACCGGTTTCCAGGAGGATATCTCGCCCTCGAGTTTCGCCGGCTTTTCTAGTTCCGCCTTTGGTCCGAATGCTGTCGGTCCGACCTACGGCGCAAACGAGCTTAGCCCAATAGACGAGGCGGCCAATGCCCAGCCAGGCTTCGGCTTCGGCGGCGGCTTTGGGGCCGCGGCGTATGGTGCTCCCGACGCCTACGGCGAAGGTTTTGGTGGCGGTTTCGGCACC